TCCTGATTGGACAAAGTAACCAATACCGTTCATACCATCTACCCAATGCCTCCAATGTTCCTCTGGAACATGCCCCAATTGATTGGAAGAAAAAAGCTCTTCCATCAGCTTGCAATACTGCTCCCAAGACATGCCTCGTGGATCGTAAGCTATCATGGGTTTCCTGTTCCGCGAACATCGCCTGTTTCTCCACTCAATATTACACGACCCATAAAATAGTCGCCATTCTGAGTGTTGCTTGTGAACCGTAAGCGTATTTCTCGACGCTGTTCTTTCATGTCTATTTTAAGCGTTGTCGGATCAAAAGGGTAAGAGACTGACTCCTGATCTTCTCCATCCGCATAACCCTTACCAGTCACGACTACATCCATAGCACCGTTTTGTACAAAGTCTGGTTCAATTCTCTCAATCCGAGTCCATAGGTTGTCGCCCGGTTGTTGAGTAGCTCCTACTAAACCTAAACCACTGCCCAATACATTGGTTTCAAAGGATGAATTAATGGCATTGACATTGTTTAAATAGACTTGATTGGTGCCTTTTTCATGTACCCAAAGGTCGTATTCCCCAGTGTCATTGGTAGTATTAGCCGCCCAGATTGGCTTTCTAAACACCTCAGAGAAGGTACCAGCAGAGCGATTAGCACCGTTAGCTAATCCTGCGTCATACCAACATTTCTCACGCATGTTGAAAATGATTGCGTCATTGCACTCTGTAGCGTTACCTCGTGGATAGAACCACCAAATTTCACCCCAACGCGGTACTTTACTTGCCCAAACCTTTTGTCGTTGAGCGATGTTTAATCCATCAAAGAACCAGTTTAGATTCTGTGAGTTTGGTACTTCTTGAACTACACCGTTGTACATCAAGAATCGGTCAGTACCAACCCAGTAATAAATACCGTCATACTCGATCACGCAAGCACTCGACATGATCGATGATTGTTGGGTAATCAAATCATATCGCCAATAGATTGATGATGTTCCTACAGTCTGGGGCGCGTAGGTAACGCGAATAACAGAATCCAATGTCCAGAACAGACCCGATGGAGAAGTTGTGCCTCCCCTCAAAGGCAAACCTTTAACGACTTTGGTAGAAGCCACATTGTTTGCATTTGAATCAGCAGAAGTCCAATTATTAAAATCTCCTGCTGAACAGTTCTGAATCAAACCGTTATTGCCATACACAAATAGGTATGGATAGAGCATTACAACGCCACCAGACACGCTGATATTGTTGTCAAAAGTCAATGTGACAGTACCTGATGCCGAAGCGTTATTGCTTAAAACGACTGTCCAAACACCTGATTGCTGGGCTACAAAAGTCAACCCTGTTGTAGTCCCTGCGGTAGTCGTAATAGCTGTACCACCTATGCTGGTAGACAAGGTAAAAGTAGTTGTACCGTTAGTGGCAATGATGTAATAGGTACCTGCCGAAACACCTGACGCGGTTCCAGTCAATAATCCTTCCACAATAATTTGCTGGTTTAAAAGCAAAGTTGTTGCACTGCAAGAAAACTGACCTGCGGTACCTGTTACTGCTACACCTGCCAATGTGATTGAATTACTTACCAAGCTAGAAGAAGTAATTGTTGTGTTGGATGGGATACCAGTACCTGAGACAGATACACCTGCTCCCATAGCGATATTAGTGCTTGTAAAGGTTACAAATTTAGAACCTGATGTTGTGGTTCCAGTGGCTGTAAATACGCCTACAGGACTTAATGTGGTGCCTGTAAATTCACCAATCAAAGGTCTAGTATTGGTTGTGCTATCAATGTATTGGAGGTTGTTGCCCGGATGAGCAATCAAGTTATTTTTACCGTTACCGTATGGGTCATAACCTGTATCGAATTGCCAAAGCGTTTTATCGCTAGGGTAATAAGATGTAACAGAGCTAATAATTCCTGAAAATCCTGATCCAGTACCACCAATCGTGGCAGAGCTAAATGTAAATGTGCCACTGTATGCATAGGTATTTAAACCAGCATTGGTAATCGTTATGCTAGTAACAAAGTTGCTGGATACCACCACAGTAGCTAGAGCACCTGTTCCTGTTGATGTCACCAAGGGAACGCTAGTATATGTACCGTTTGAGTACCCAGAGCCTCGGTTAACAATAGTTACACCCAAAACACCACCTAAAGGAGTAATGGGGGTAGGCCCTGATCCTATTGCGTCATCGTTATCAATAATCCATTGCTGAATACTGTCTTTAAATCCTGAAACTACCCATGATTGACCATCTTGGGATTGCAAAATCATTCCACGACTAATGCCGGGGGCGTTTAAAAACGCGGCGGTATATCCACCTATCTTGCGAGGACGACCATATTGAAACCGTACCCATTCTCCATCTACATAACTACCTGAAGCAAATAGAGTTCCATCACGCTGGATTCCTGCACCAACCTGTAGGACTGATACTTTTACAGTCATTAAAACGCTCCACCATCAATACCGACTGGAAGCAATAAACCACTAGCTGTAAGACGACCTGCTGGCTGACCTGCAATTGCAAAACCTAATTGACCAGAAGCCGCTAAATACAGACCTGTTGTTAAGTCGCCTTGAAAGTTTAATGAAGGAGCCGCTGATGATCCATTACCCAATGTCAAAGAGTTAATGAAACTTGATGTTGCAGAGTTAGCGTTGTAGATGTTTGTACCATCGCAAATTGCAATAATCGCTTGATTCTGAGGCAATGTAATCGTTGTACCGCCTACTACTCCAGTTGAGAAAGTAAGCGTGTAAGCTCCTGTAGTCACATTTCGCAATGAATACAGTTGTACGGTTGGAGGCAAAATGACGGTAAGGTTTAACCCTAATGTGCCTGTATATTCTTGTACCACATTCTTAGCTTGAGCAGAAGTCAGGGTGTATGGTGATGAAACAATACTGCTGACATTGACCAATAATTGGGTGTAGTTAAACACATTGGTTTGTGCCAATGCATAGGTATACCAGTTGGTTCCATCGGTCACAAATACGCTTGAATTGGCAAGCTGGATCTGTACAGAAGTTGCTGTGAAGTCAATAGTTGCAGAGCTCTGTGAGCTAACAGTCAAGATTCCAGAACCATCATTTTTGATGATGACAAAGTATCCTGCTCCTACCGAGGAAGCTTGAGGTAGTGTTGCTGTACCTGCACCACCAGTCCATACATACATCGCGGCGCGATCGCTACTGGTAAATGTGTAGGTTGAAGAGAATTGAGCTACTGATGTTTGCTCATTTAGAGTATTACCGATAGGCAATAAACCAAATCCAGCAAGGTCGTTTGCACTAGCTGAAGAGGTACCAATACCCATAGCAATGGTTGACCATGTGCCATTGGTTGTAGTGTTATTGGTTACATAAATGTAGTAACAATTTACGGTAGCTGTTGTTGGAGCTACTGGAATTGATTGGATTGTTCCACCAGAATTATTGGCTACGGTGAACGAGTATTGCCCTGCGCTACCAATGTTTCTGACAATAAAAGCTTGACCTACTGACACTTCTTGTGCCGAAGGAAGGATCAATTTCAAACCACTAGCAGTAGCGGTAACTTCAATGATGTTGGCTACAACGCTGGTGCTGTTACTGTTGATAGGCCATTGCAATGTCGTATCTGTGCTAATCGTCAGATTTTCATAACCCACCTGTGCTGGGTTGATCGTTTGCCCTGTATAGGGTGAGGTGTATGTAGTCATGTTTAGCTATCCGCAACAATTGCTTGGCGATCAGGGATTCTGGAGATGTCTTCGTCTTTCAGTGACTTGATTGCTTCCAAGTACTTCTGTTGAAAAATCTGCCGTTGATCATTTTTAAGGAAAGGCATGGCTTGCAACAAGGTGCCAAACAACATTGCTGTTGGCGCGTTTTGTGTAAGCCAATTCGTTTGATTGGTAGAGCTCAAAGGAGCAATACGCTCGTAATAGAGAACCTCAAAGCTGTATGACCTATCTGGTGTAGGAGCTACATACCAGTGATCCCAGTCAGTATCTGAGTAGAAAAGGGGTGTTGAAGTACTAGTGTTTTTAGGCCAGTAATTCGTCAAATATTCATATTTGCGAAGCAATACTGGGGTGCGATTACCTGACGCGTCTGTAATGTTCATCGAGACAGTTTTGCGCCAGCGAGCAGGTTTAGCTATGGTAGGGTTGCCAATAGTCATTGCTGACTCAGATACCTGCAATTGACCCAAAGTTTTGATCTCTTGGGCAATTTCAAATTCAGCTAGGGTAATGAATGTAGGGATAGCATTGACCGTAGCTTGGTCTGACCGCTCTAAGTACTGGAGTACATAGTAGGTCAAACTGTCGTAGGTCATTACCCATGATGGAGTTACTGTAGCCATTTTTTTCCCGTTGTTCTGTCTATTTTCCCATCAGGTTAACAATCTTACAAGGTCGCTACGCTATAGTAGTTCCAGCCTTGAGTTGCGCGATTGTTAGACCGCCTGTGTACTGAAAATGAGCCAATTCTTTGAATGAATGCCATTCGCCAGCCCACTCTAATCCAGCCTGTTTACCTAACTCACCCACTTTAGCCCAGATGGGGTCGGAACCATCCCATTGAGGTTTTCCATTAACCAAAGGCACCACATCCACTGCACAACGATAATTATGAAAAGACTCACCAGCGTGAGCATTTGTGACAATCTTTCCTTCTGTTGTGCGTCCTTGGTTATAGAGCGCAGTTTGCGACTCCATGTCTCGATAAGTCGAAGTAACCAGTAAATCAATGCCATTCTCCTTGCAAAGGGCAATGAACTTTTCCACTCGCTCTTTAGCTTGTGGAATCAATTCGTCAATACTTCTAGAGTTAATCATTGGTCAGATCCTATTTTTATACCTGTAATCAGTCCAATAAAGCCACCAATAATGGTCTGAAAAGCAGGCCCTACAATTTCAAACAGTTTGTTGTTATCTACATTGGAATCAAAAAACCCAAACATAAATACACCTACCATCGATAAAACAGTAATACATAAAGAGAAAGAAGCTATTAGTGTTACCCAAGTAGCCAATTGTTCTTTGTTCATTTATAACCCCAAGTTAAATACCAAGCGCATAGAGTGGCTAATGCAAAGCAATATAACTGAACCCGTCTAACTGCTTTCAAATCATGCTGATATTCTTCGTTGTTTTTGCGTTCCATATTCTCAATATCCAACTTGATTTTTAGCACTGCTTCCCATTCTTTTGCTCCATGCTTCTTAACAAATTCAATCTTGAGCCTTGCTTCCTCTTCAGAGATTTGCTTCTTATGCTTCCATGACTCCAAAGCCTTAATTAATGCTCTTTCCTTCTTTAATTCTGCTTCTCTTCTTGCTCTAATCCGCTCATTTGCTTGTTTCTGGGCTACATCTATTGCATCATGCTGTACATTTTCAATACTTTTAGAGAGGCTTTTGCTTGCCTCTCTGCTTGAATCAAGGCTACCACTAAGAGTTTTTACTCCTTCTGATATTCCAAATGGATCTGGCATAAATCATTTTTTTCAGCATTTATTTAGTTGGTGAAGAGTTAAAAAGCATTTGATCTTTCTTCTGACTTCCAGCAGAAGATCCAAAGTAAAAGGCAATGATTCCTGTCCATGCTGTTCCTAAAGAACCCAGCATAATCATTAAGGGCGTGTTTCCAGTATCAGCAGGACGCACCATAAGATAGCCCAAAATACCAAAAAACCCAGCAGTGACGAGCACACTAAGCAAAGGAGGAATAATGCTCTGAGTAGTGGTTTGCATCTCTCTAGCACTTTTGCGATCCTCCACTGCTAGTTGTTCGAAGTTCAAACCAAGGGACTGAGCTTGCTTTTGTAGTTCAATCTCAGCTACCTTGACTTGAGCGATCTGGTCAGCAGACATCTTCCCACTATCCATCATTTCTTTTGCGTCTTCTTGACTAACTCCCAAGGCTTTAGATACAGCACTAACAGCCAATCCTGCCAAAGGGCCACCAAGACAGGTAGCAATAGTGGGTGCAATTTGTTCTAACCAGTTCATAGTCCAAAAAGCTTTTTAACAAATTCAGCGGCGACCCCCGGCCCTAATAAGACAGCGATGATCACCGCATAAAGCAGATACTCAATCTTCGCCATTCTTTTAGATCCGTCATCAAGTCTGCCGTTTACACGATCAAAAGAATCTTCAATCTTTTGATAGCGTTCCGCGCAGACTGCTTCGTGAACAGATAATCTAGTTTCCACTGTTGGCTCGCTCATTCACTTAGAACCTACTCGCTTTGGTTTTCAGTACTAATCGGATTAGTATTTGCTTTAGCTTCTTCTTGCAAAGCTTGCAAAATTTGAAACACTTCTTGATAAGGACGAGTCCCTAAGTAACCAGCAATTTGGTTTAAAAGTTGGGCTGAGATTTGCAGTTTTTCCATGATTTTTCCTTTTTTAAATAATTTCAATCCAAGATTGTTCTTTTTCGTCCCAAAGATAAGAGCAATATTCACCCTCAGCAACAGGACTTGGAACGGGAGACTCCCAATGCCAAGTTGTTTTGTTTAAAGTCCAACTTGGAAAAGGTTGAGATTTGTAAAAAACATCGTTCTCAGAATCATAGGTATCACCAATACCAGCAAAGTTTGCTCGCAAATGTCTGTTTTCTGGATGCTTATTACCCCATGTGTTATATGAAGTTTGAACCCATTGACCTTCAAGAGTATCAATATGGTCTTGTTCGGCAACAATCACCTCGGTGACTTTGCCATTTTCTATTTTTGCAAAGTGGCTCATGCTGTAAATGTCCCAGAAGAAGTAAATGTATGAATAGTATTGCCACCTACAGAGGTAACAGTACCGCCTGTACC